CCCCCCAAACGCTACATAAGTAGTCACATGACCACTCTAAGTGACCAAAGGTAGCAACAAGAACAAACAGTAGATGGAAGAAGTAACGCTTACTGCACCACAACAGCGGTATGTGGATTGGTTGTGCACCGCTCCTTCGGAGCGTGTCCCAGCGACCAAGACGCAGATGGCTTCCGAGTTGGGTGTGGACATCACCACTCTGCGTCGCTGGGAGAAGCGCCCTGCGTTTAAGGATGTGTGGTCTAAGCAGGTGGATGAGGTGCAGGGTTCTCCTGAGCGTACACAAAGGTTGTTGGATACGTTGTATGCCAAAGCGGTTGATGGTGATGTGAAGTCGGCTCAGTTGTATTTGCAGGCTACGAACCGTATGGCTCCGCCTACGGTTGAGGTGAAAACGGAGAAGCGGGTGGCTGAGTTGTCTGACCGGGATTTGGATGAGTTGATTGCTGCGATGGCTGTCCGTGAGCGTGACACCAGATTGAGAGTTGTGTGATGGCTTCTACGAATGATGCGATGTATACGGCTTTGATGGCCATGTATCCAGAGGCGGGGGATACGTTGGGTGATTTGTTGTATGCGCATTGGTCGGCTACTGGTTTGCAATATCGTGGTTCGTTGCAGTTTGATTACTATGTGACGCAAGGTGCTTCTGGTTCTACGTGGGGTGATGTGGCTAATACATTTTGGAATGATGGCGATTTTGTTGTTTCTAACTTGGAGTTGGAGACAGGTAGCGATTTGCTCCTAGAAGATGGAGGGTTCGTTTTGATGGAGGCTGGCAATGGCTGACCTAAAGATTTCACAACTGACAGCACTTTTGGGTGCTGGTGCGGCTGATACCGATGTTGTTCCTGTTGTTGACGTAAGTGCGACCACAACGAAGAAGATGACGTTGTCGGAGTTGGTGGAGTACATTGTGGGGTCTGGTGTGTTTGCGGGGGCTGTGTCGTCGTTGTCGCCTGCGGTGACGTTTGATGATGCGGAAAATGTTTTGTGTAATGCGGTGTTTAGTTAATAGGTAGCGTTAGGTACAAGGAGTAGATATGGCAACTTTTACAAAACTCGCCCTTCAGCCTGCTGGTAGCACTGGTACTGGTTTGGGCATTAAGGTTGCGGCGACCAGTGGAACTGGTACCGCAATCCACACTGCTTCAACCACGACCACAACCATTGATGAAGTGTGGTTGTATGCGGTGAATGACAGTTCTTCTTCGGTGAAGTTGACTGTTCAGTTCGGTGGAACGACTGCTGTTGATAACGAGATTGAGTTGACGATTTTGCCGCAGGCTGGTCTTGTGACGGTAATTCCGGGACTGGTGTTGCAGGGTAATGCGACTGCTCGGGTTGTGCGTGCGTTTGCTGCGACTGCTGATGTTGTTGTGGTTTACGGGTTCGTTAACAGAATTGCGGTGTAACAATGTCCATCACAAGTTATGTGAGTGGACTGGTCATTCAATCAGTTCCAACAAGAGGTAACATGAAAGTAGATAGATTTACCGCATCTGGCACTTGGACTGTTCCTGCTGGTGTCACTTATGCGCGGGCACACATCCGTGGCGGTGGCGGTGCGGCAGCAGGAACTGTCGCAAACGGTGGCAACAGTTCAGTTGCGTTTACAAGTGGAACAATAACTGCTAACGGTGGCGCATCAGTCACAAATTATTCAGAAGGCACGCAAGGCTCGGCTGGCGCAGACAACAGCGGACAAGGTGGATTCACTTTCGGTGGCAACGGCTTCGGAACGGTAACTGTTGTGCTTCGTGGTGCTGATGGTGCTGAAGTTGTTGCTGGTTCAAATGTGACTGCTGGTGAATCAATTACGGTTACTGTTGGTGCAGGTGGAACTGGAACAAGAGCAGGTGGTAGCGGCTATGTGTGGATTGAGTATCTGGTATGAGTAAAACATTCGCTAAGGTGGAAAATAACATTGTTGTAAATGTTGTTGTTGCTGATGATTCGTGGATTGCTCAACAAGGCGGAGAATGGATTGAATATACGCCTGAGTCACCTGCTGGTATCGGTTGGGAAGTGAAGAACGGTGTTGTGATTGTTCCTCCTCCTCCGCCTGAGCCTGAACTTATCGTAGAGGAGTAGTTGTGGCTGGTAGTCGCCGTACTTTGGGTTATGTTTCTTCGTGGAATACAATCGCAAGTCCTGTTCCTGCTTCAACACTTTCAATAGATTATTTGTTGGTTGCTGGCGGAGGTGGTGGTTCTGCTGGTGGCGGTGGTGCTGGCGGTGTGCGGACCATTACTAATGAAACTTTGGGTGCTGGCACATATTTGGTTATTGTGGGTGCTGGTGGCACAGGTCAGCGAGCGCTTACTTCGCAGAGTCAAAATGAATTTGCATTGCCACGAGATAGTGGTAACGGTAATCCGTCGTTCTTTAAGAATTTGACTGCTACTGGTGGCGGTGGTGGAGGCTCATTTACTTCTACGAACTCTGGTGGATACGCAATTGCTGGTTATGCGGGTGGTTCTGGTGGGGGCGGTCACTTCAACGGTGGCACCGTAAGCGCTGGTGGCGCAGGTAACGCAGGTGGTTACACACCAGTAGAAGGCTACGCAGGTTCAGCAGGGAACGTCGGCTCGGGCGATAAGCACGGCGGTGGCGGTGGTGCTGGTCAAGCAGCAGGCTCAGGAGGCACTGACGGCGCTAACGGCGGTGACGGAATCCAGAATGCTTACCAAACTGGAAGCAATCAGTATTACGGCGGTGGCGGCGGTGGCGGCTCGCAAGATGGACTCAACAACGGAACAGGCGGTCAGGGTGGTGGAGCAGCAGGTGTTGGCAACACCACTGCTATCGCTGGAACGGCTAATACGGGTGGTGGCGGCGGAGGAAGAACTCATGGCGGTAATGGTGGTAACGGCGGAAGCGGCGTAGTCATCATCAGATATCTGACCTCCGATGCAAGCGGCGCAGGACTGAATTCAATCACTGGCGGCACAAAGACCACGGCTGGTTCGTACACTGTCCACACATTCAACTCGACAAGCACTTTGACGGTGGCGGCGTAACATGGCACACTTCGCAAAAATAAACGAGTTCAACATTGTTGAGCAGGTCATTGTCGTATCTAATGACGATTGCGGAGGCGGAAACTTTCCTGAATCAGAACCAATTGGTCAAGTCTTCATTGCTTCCATCGGTTTAGAAGGTTTGTGGTTGCAAACAAGTTACTCTGGCTCGTTCAGAGGTGCTTATGCTGGAAATGGCTATTGGTATGATGTTGATAGTGACGAGTTCAAGGTAATTGATGCTGACGCATAATCTTCTTCCGAAACAGCAGTCTGATTATGTTGCTTCATGGTTGTTGTCTCCCAACTTTCCGCATTATTACAGCGGCAACATACACAGCGGAAACTTGACTGATGAGTACGACAACGACTTGAATGCAACTGGTTTCAGTCATCGGTTTTATGACGAATTGAAACAACACAGTGACGGACTCCACATTGTGATGCCGTACTTGTGGGCTTTGTTAGAGCAGAACGGATTAGTGCTAAAAGAGTTGTTGCGTGTTCGCTCGTTTTTGTCATTGCAAAACGGTTCTCAGCATCGTGGCTTTCCCCACGTTGACATACCAAACTTCTGCGCAGACGGAATAAAGTACAAAACGGCTATTGTTTACGTGTTTGGAGATGACGGAGACACTATTTTGTACAACGAAACTTTCAACGGAGAATCATTGCCCAAACCAGATGAACTGACAGAAATGTGTCGCATAACCCCAGTTCCCAATAGTGGAATTATGTTTGAGGGACACCGTTACCATACTGGTCTGCTTCCAGAAACAAGCAAAGTTCGCCTACTGCTAAACTTCAATTTTACAATTAAGGAAAAATCGGATGCAATTGAATAAGAAACAACAAGCCGCCCTACAATCATACGCACGCAGCGCACTCTCTGCGGTTGCTGCTGTCATCGCTACAGGTAACTGGAATCCCGAGGACATCTTTAAGGCTGCTGTGATTGCGGTGTTGCCTCCTGTGTTGCGTTGGGTAAACCCGAACGATAAAGCGTTTGGTAGGAGCAAAGTAAAGAGGCATTAAATGGATTTGGGGGACCTTCTCAACGAGAAGGAGTGGCGTAAATGCAGAGTTGCTGACGACGCATCAGTGGATGATGCGCTCGCAGCGTTTGAGTATTTTTGCTCAACGTATTGGCATATTCGTCATCCTGAGCGTGGACGTATCAAGTTTGTGTTGCGTGAAGCGCAGTTGGAAACTGCCCGGAATTGGATGGAGCATCGTTATACGATTGTGTTGAAGGCTCGTCAGATTGGGTTTTCTACTCTTGCTGCTGCGTTTGTGTTTTGGGAAACGTTTTTTTGGTCTGACAGGTTTGTGGTCATGTTGTCTCGTACTGAGCGTGAGGCATCTAAGTTGTTGCAGAAAACGAAGTATGGTTACAAGATGTTGCCTCAGTGGATGAAGGTGCGTGGACCTCAAGTTGTGTCCGATAACCAGTTGAAGATGGTGTTTGATAACGAAGCATCTATTGAGTCGCTTCCTTCGGGTAATGACCCTGCTCGTGGTGAAGCGGTGTACAGGGTGGTGATTGACGAGATGGCGTTCTTGCCGAATCCTGATGAGGCGTGGGCTTCTATTGAGCCGATTGCTGACGTTGGTGGTCGTGTTATTTGTTTGTCTACGGCAAATGGTGAGGGAAACATTTTTCATGATTTGTGGGTCGGGTCGCAGACCCGCACCAATAGGTTCGTTGGCATCTTTTTTCCGTGGTCGGCTGGTGAACGTGACGATGAGTGGTATGAGGCTAAGAAGCGTGATTTGCCTGATTGGCAGTTGGCACAAGAGTATCCGTCTGACCCTGATGAGGCGTTTATTCGTTCTGGTCGTCCTGTGTTTGATTTGGAGGTGTTGAGGGAGTTGGAGTTGGTTGAGCCGTATCGTGGCTATTTGGCGAAGTTGCCGGGTCGTGGGGTGTATGAGTTTCGTGAGGATGGTGGCGAGTTTGCTGTATGGAATTTTCCTGAGTTGGGTGAGGTGTATGTGGTGGGGGCTGACGTTGCTGAGGGTTTGGGGCATGGTGACTATTCTTCGGCTCATGTGTTGAATGCGTCCACAGGGGAGATAGTGGCGCATTGGCATGGTCATATTGATGCTGACTTGTTTGGTGAGGAAACGTTGTATGCGATTGGGCATTGGTATAACAAGGCGTTGATTGGTGTGGAGTCAAACAATCATGGTTTGACAACGTTGAAGGGGTTGCAGCGTGTGGGGTATAAAAATTTGTTTCGGCAGCGTCGGTTGGGTCAACGTAATCCGACTGTGTCGGAGACGTTGGGTTGGCGTACGACGAGTGTGTCTAAACCGTTGGCTGTGGACGAGTTGAATGCTGGTTTGCGTGACAGTGTGTTGGGGTTGTGGTGTAAGTCTACGGTTGCCGAGTTGCGTACGTTTGTGCGTCAGGAGAACGGTAAGATGCATGGTTCTCCGCATGATGACAGGGTGATGTCGTTGGCGATTGCGAATCAGATGTTGAAGTATGTGTGGCTTCCTGAGTATCGTGGGACGGATACGCCGAAGGCGAATACGTTGGGTTGGTGGGAAAAGCACATTATTCGTGAAAAGAAGCCTGAAAGGGTTCCGATTGGGTCCTATAACGTCAGAAGTAGTGATGGGGGCTAAGGGTGATGCAAGTTTTTGTGTGCCAAGAGTGTGGTCGTGATTTTGAGACCGAGGAATTGCCCCGCCGTGGTGCGGTGTGTTTCCGTTGCCATGTGAAGGGTATTCGTCTTGGGTTTACTTATGGGCGTGAAGATTTTCATGGTCCTACGATTCGGGAGCGTCAGCGACAGACCGTTGAGCAAGCCAAGATAAATGGCTACAACGCTGAGCCGGTGACAAATTGGATGTAATGTCGTGGAGACTATTTTGGTTCCGATTGCGGTGGCAATTATTTCGGGGCCGATAGTGGTCGTTTTGCAGAAGTTGCGTAAGGAGAACTCTGAGCAGCATGCCGAAGGCAGGGTTCTGCTTCGGAATGTGGCTCATAAGGTTGACAAGATTGGTACAAAGTTGGACGAGCACATCGGCTGGCATAAAGGGAAAGAGGAATAATGGCACGCATTTCTAATTACGAGTTGTTGAAGCGGTATCGCAACAAGTTGGAGCATTCTCGTCGTTGGCGCAAGGAAGAGAAATACGATGACTTGTGGCAGCGGATGATTGACTTGTATCGAGGTAAGCATCACCGTACCGACATCAAAGAGGACCAGTTGCTTGTCAATATGGCGTTTTCTACTATCAACATTGTTGCTCCTTCGGTTGCGGTGAACCATCCGAAGATTACGGTGAACGCTAAGCGTCCCGAGGACGGGGACAAGGCGGTGGTGACTGAGGCGATTGTGAACTATTGGTGGCGTCACTATGACTGCCAGAAAGAGTTTCGTCGTTCGGTGAAAGATGCGTTGATTCTTGGTCATGGCTGGGTGAAGACTGGTTACCGTTATGTGGAAGAGGAGAAGGTTGTTGAGGGTCAGTTTGATTCGTATGACGAGTTGGCTGAGAACCGTGAAGAGAACGTTGCTGAATCTAATCTGATTGTCAAAGAGGACCGTCCGTTTGTTGAGCGTGTGTCTCCGTTTGATGTGTTTGTTGACCCGGATGCAACGAGCATGGAAGATGCTCGTTGGATTGCTCAACGTATTCGTCGTCCGTTGGAGGATGTGAAGAAGGATAAGCGTTATAACTCCACTGCTCGTCAGGAGGCTGCCCCTAGCCATTACAGCAAGTGGGGTCAGGATGCGTATCGTCCACGTCGTTCTACTTCACCAGAAGATGCTTATGTTGAGGTGTGGGAATGGTATGACATTGACCGCAATACGGTGTCGGTATTTTGTGACGGGTCAGACAAGTTCCTTGTCGCCCCGAAAGAGATTCCGTTCGCTTTCGGTCAGCCGTTTGTGATGATTCGTAACTATGACGTTCCTGAGACGTTTTATCCGATGGGTGAACTTGAGGCGATTGAGCCGTTGCAGCACGAATTGAATCAGACTCGTACACAGATGATGAATCATCGTAAACGGTTCTCTCGCAAGTGGTTGTATAAGGAGACTGCGTTTGATACTGATGGTCGTCAAGCGTTGGAGTCTGATGAGGACAACGTGATGGTGCCTGTGATTAGCGATGACAACTTGGGCAATGTGATTAGTCCGATGCCTGCGGTGATTAACCCACCAGAGTTCTATAACCAGTCGGATTTGATTTCTATGGACATGAACCGTGTTTCGGGTGTGTCTGAGTATCAGCAGGGTTCCATGCCTGAGATTCGTCGTACGGCTACTGAGGCTGCGATTGTGCAGGATGCATCTAATGCTCGTGCTAGCGATAAGTTGGCGATTATTGAACGCAGTATCGGTGACTGTGCTCGCCGTTTGGTGATGCTGGCTCAACAGTTTATGACTGGTGAGCAGGCGATTCGTGTGGTGGGGTCTGAGGCTGAGCCGTTGTGGTTGACGTTTGACCGTGACTACATTCAGGGCGAGTTTGACTATGAGGTTGAGGGTGGGTCTACTGCTCCGATGAATGAGTCGTTCCGTCGTCAGCGTGCGTTGCAGATTGTGGATGCGATGGCTCCGTTTGCTGGGGCTGGCATTTTGGATATGGGTAAGTTGGCTGCTTACGTGTTGCAGTACGGGTTTGGTATCAAGCAGGCGCAAGGGTTCTTGATGCCGATGGGTGCCATGCCGCCACAGGCGGCTGGGCAGCCTGCTTTGCCTGCTGAGGGTATGGTTCCGGGTATGGGTGCTGCGGAGGGTGAGCCGACTGGCGGTATGCCTTTGCCGAGCAATATTCCGCCTGAAATTCTGTCGCAATTGCTGGCTGCTGGTGCTCCTTTGCCGAATACGCAGTTGCCAAATGAAGCAATTATGTAGTGCCCAGTACTAGGGGTAGAGCAACCGCCGAAGGAGGACTCTATGACAGATATTAATGACACCGTTGAAACCGTTGCTGACACACCCATCGTTGATGGGCAAGTTGAGGGAACGAATGAGACTGGTGAAGCCCCTGCTGGGGAACCCCGAGAGTATTTCGTCTGGGACGAACACGCTGACAAGCCCGTCAGGTTGACTGTTGATGGCGAAGAAATTGAGGTTCCGTTAGCGGAGGCGCTTAGCGGATACCAGCGTCAAGCGGACTATACCCGTAAGACGCAGGAACTTGCTGAGCAACGAAGACAGGTGCAGTTCGCGACCGCTTTGCAAGAGGCTTTGCAGAATGACCCGAAAGGCACTGTGGAACTGCTTTCGCAACACTATGGTGTGAACAGCCAGCAACCCTCGGAAGAGGAACTGGAGATGATGGACCCCGTAGAGAGGCAGTACCGCCAACTTGAAACTCGGATTCAGGCATTTGAACAGGAGAAAGCGATGCGTGAGTTGGAGAATCAGATTGAGTCTTTGTCACGAAGATACGGTGAACTTTTTGATGCGAACGAGGTCGTAGCCAAAGCGCTTGCTTCTGGCAATACGAATCTTGAAGCCGTGTACAAACAGATTGCTTTTGACCGTCTCTATGACCAGACTCGTACTAAGTCTGTGGCGCAAGCCAAACAGACTGAGGATACGAAGAAGATTGTTGAGGCGAAGCGTGAGGCTGCTGTTGTGTCCAAGGGTAGTTCCGCAAAGAGTGCTGACGTGTCTTCTAAACCCATCAAATCCGTTCGCGATGCCTTTGAATCTGCCAAACGGCAGTTAGAGGGCTAGCACAATTTCAACCAAACCAAGGAGTAATTCATCATGACTGCAAATGCAAATTTTGATGCGCTGCTTTCAACAACGCTTGCTAACTACCGTTCGCAACTCACGGATAACGTGTTCACTGCACGTCCGCTGACCTATTTCCTCATGGATAAGGGTCGCATCCGTATGCTCAACGGTGGCACCAAGATTATTGAGCCGCTCATCTACGGAAAGAACAGCACTGTGGGTTCGTACTCAGGGTACGACTCGCTCAGCCTGACCCCGCAAGAGGGAATTTCGGCTGCGGAGTTCGAGTGGAAGCAGTACGCTGCATCCATTTCAATCTCCGGTATTGAAGAAGCCAAGAACAACGGTGAACAGGAAATCATTAACCTGTTGGAAGCGAAAATCATGCAGGCTGAAGAGTCCATGCGTGAGTCGTTCAACCAGATGTTCTTCGCTGATGGCACTGGCAACAGTGGCAAAGATTGGAACGGCTTGGGCAACCTCGTTGAGGCAAGCGGCACTGTTGGTGGTATCAACCGTGCAACTTCTGGCAACGAGTTCTGGCGTTCATACGAGGAGAACACCGCAACTGCGTTGACTCTCGCTCAGATGGCGACTGCCTACAACACCGTGTCGGTTGGTAATGACCACCCAGACATGATTCTTACGACTCAAACCCTGTTTGAGAAGTATGAGGCTCTGTTGCAGCCACAACTTCGTTACACGGACACCAAGACTGCGGATGCTGGATTCCAGAACCTGCTGTTCAAGGCTGCTCCAATTGTGTACGATGTTCACTGCACTGCGGGTGTCATGTACTTCCTCAACAGCAAGTACCTCACGTTGGTGGGTCACAGCGGCAAGTGGTTTGCACAAACTGAGTTTGTCAAGCCAGAAGACGTTGATGCTCGCTATGCGCTCATCATGTGCTACGGCAACTTTACGGTCCGCAACTGCGCCAAGCAGGGCAAACTGACCGCCAAGACAGCCTAATCGGTAACTAGGAAACAAGGAGAAATATCATGCCATTGAAGCCAAACAGCACATCTGGTGCTCTTACGCGCAAGCGTCTTGAGGACTGGGTAACAGCGTTTGAAAAGGTTGCTGAGGTCGCTGAGACTGATGCAGCACAAACGTTGAGCGCCAGCGAATTGCTGGAGAGCAAACTGTTCACCTGCACGCCAACTGCGGCTCGTAACTTTACGACCGCTACGGCTGCGCAGATTGTGGCAGCGCTCACGGATGAAGCAACTGGTACGTCATTTGAGTTCACGATTGTGAACCTTGCTGCCTCAACCCACGCAATCACCGTTGTCGGTGGCACTAACGTGACCATCGTCGGTGCTGCTGCGGTTTCGGCTGCGACGTCAGGCACTTTCGTCGGGGTTGTCCAGTCGGACAGCACCGTGAAGGTGTACCGCAAGTAAGGGAGTTGATGTTGGGACGGGGGGATGAAGCCCTCCGTCCCACATCACATCAATAAAGGAGAAAGCAATGCCCAAGGTAGGTAAGAAGGAATTCCCATACACGAAAAAGGGTATGGCAATGGCTAAGGCGGAAGCAAAGAAGGTTGGCGCCAAAGTCAAGAAGGCTAAGAAGCGCTATTAAGTTGGCTCCCCACCTCATGTCCACCTCCCTTCCGTGGGGTGGGGGCTTAACTTTAAGTAATAAAAGGGGTTAATAGTGATGAACGCTAAACCCGCACACGCAATGTACGGCGAACCCGTAAACGCTTACCGTCAAGCAGCCGTAAGTTTGGCTGGAGCCAAATTGCAGGCTGGTGGGGGTGAATATACGGGTCGTAACCGCTGTGTAGCGGATAACGACACCTGTGAAGGTCCCAAGGCGAAGGGTACGCAGTATTGCATCGGTCATTTGCGTAAGGCTGCCAAGGGTGGTGATGTTCAATGAATCTTGCTGACGTTCGCACGATGGTGCGAGACATCTCTGACTTGGACACGGTGGACTTGCCGAACAGTTTGTTGGACACGTTTGTCAAAGAGGCGTTTCAGCGTATTGTTGCGTTGGAGCGTCGCTGGCCGTTTTTCCAAGAGACGTACACATTGGATACGGTGGTGAATCAGCGTCCGTACACAATTTCTACTATTGGGGACATTCGCGAAATTATTTCTATTGTGGAGACTACTGCTTCGGGTAATCGTTTTACGGAGATTGCGTATGATGATGCCGAGGAGGTGTGGCTGGGCAACACGGATGTTGCCAGCCGACCGTACTTCTGGGCTGTGTGGGATGGGCAGATTCATCTGTATCCGAAGCCTGACAATGTGTATCCGTTGACAGTTCGTGCGTATCGTAATCCTTCGTACACGTGGTTGACGAACACGGCTACTGAGATTGATATGGATAACTGGTTCCACATTTTGTTGGCGTATTATGCGTTGGCTCGGGTGTATCAGCGTCAAGAGGATAATGAGATGGCGATGATGTATCAGCGTTCGTTTGAGGAAGGTGTGGCGATGGCTCGCCGCGACCTTATGAAGGCTCGTTCTCATCGTCCGTTGTTGTTGTCGGGTGGCAAGAAGTATCCGACGATGCGTAGGTGGTTGCAGACTCTGGGGGCGACGCTTGGGTCATGAGCAGACTATTGACGGACCGCTATGACGATTTTACGGGTGGGTTGAACCTTCGCGCTGACCAGTTTCAGTTGGCGAAGAATGAGTCGCCTGACATGTTGAATGTGGAGATTGACCCTCGTGGTGGTGTGTTTAGTCGTGGTGGTATGCACAGGTTGAATACGACTGCTGTGTCTGGTACGTGGACCCCGGAACGTTTGTATGCGTTTTATGGTAATTCGTCTCGTCTGATGTTGACCAGCAACACTCACGTGTTCTGGTCGTCTGGTACGAACTTTACTCGTTTGGAGTATTCGTCGGGTAATCCTGTGACTGGAACTAGTGCGAGTCATGGTGTGTGTATGTATGCGTGGGGTGACACGTTGTACATGGCGACTGGTGCTGCTACTGGCAAGGTGGGTTACAGTTGGAAGACCACTAATACGTATGCGACTGCGTTGTCTGCGAGTGGTCCGACTTGGCAGCCGTACAACAATCCGATTGGTGGATTCATGCCACG